CTCGAGACCTTCTCGACCTCCGAAAGCAAACATTCGGCGGTGGACGCCTGGGCGCCATCGGTGTCACAGCGTCAGAGATCGCGACGGCTGGAAACAACCCGACGAATGTCGGTGGTGTGGGAATCATTCCGCAGACGCTCATCCCTGCAAGCACAGACCTCGAGCGTTCAATGCGGAAGATGATGATTCAGGCTGGACGACAGAATCTGGTCACTGAGATGAGGAGAATCTAATGGCGACAAACTGGCCACTGTTGGTCGAAGTCGACTGTCCTGAGCCACGTCCTGACCTAGGACGCGTCTGTGTTGGTGCCGACGGAACTTCCTGGGACCGTGCCTACAGTACCGGCTGGTTCGACTCCGTAACAAACACGGTCATGCCTGCGCCATTGCCAGTCACTGAAGGATGGTCGAGCAACTACTCCGGACTCTATGCTCGCATCCCTCGAAGCTCGTACACGCTCACTACAGGCAGTGTATGGAAGCAGATGGAGATAAACGCGGCTGGTGATTATTACCTCACCGCAACGACACTCGGCACCGCAAACACCGAATGGGTGCGAACAACTTCGTCCTATGTCGCGAATCAAGGCTGGTATATTTCCGCCTATGTCCCTAACTGGGTTGATAAAAGCGCATTGCCATTCCTGCGAGTGCAGTGGGGCTATGGATCCGCATCGACCATCGAGCTGGTCTTCCGAGGTGACGGAAGTTGCATCGTCTATAAGAATGGCATTCAGAAGGGCGTCTACGACCAAAGCGACACCAACCGAAATCCTGGTCGTAATGTAACGACATCGAGTGCTGTGGGTCAGCGTCAGGTCAGTCTGATGATGCTACCCTTCAAGCGTCGTGAACTTCTCGTGACATCGACATTCGGTGCGAACTTCTCGCACACCTTCGAGGACCTGAACGACACACCAGGAAATACAATTGTGCCTTCTGGAAGTTTCGCCTGGAAGGTTCCATATGGCAGACCGACTGTTCAGATTGCACCAGTGGCATACGAGACCACTGGAATCTTTTACAGCAAGCCGATCACGCTCCGGTACGCTCCTCCGACTGGCGCAACATTTGACGCGCAAATCTGGGGTGATGTAGTCGGAACATCCGCAGGGACCGTCACGACTGCCCTGGCGGTTGTTGATGGTGGTGGCTCACCGTATACGCCAGATGGCATTATTGACACGCTACGCGTCAAACTGACAGTCACGACACCTAGTCCGTACACGCAGACATATGGCGTCGCAGCTGCTCTCGCGAGTAGTACACCAGACCCGACAGCCACATATGATGGTCCAGTAGACATCACGCAATACATTGACAACTTGACACTGTCGGTCGATGAGACATCAAAGACCACGCTCAAGATGTCGGCAAGGCGTCAGAAACTCCTCGATGCTGGAGTCGAACAACCGCAGATCACTGGCGACCGACCGATTCGCGTGGCAATCTCCAACAGCGCCACACCGACACCAACATACACGGATATCTTCCGAGGGACGCTCGCTCCTCCACAGATTCAGTATGAGCAGGGTGATACATCGCTCCACTTCTCGACGCTCCAGTTTGAAGGTATGGACCGCTCGCGAGACTTCGAGCTGTATTACTTCCAGGACGGAATCTTATACGATGGCTACACAGGAGAGGATGCCATCGGCGACATGATGTCCATGGCTGGATATCCTCCGGCCACATACCTCGAGTACAACGACGCAGTCGGCATCGAGATCTCGAGGAGTCCAGACATTGCCAGGGGATATAGCAACTTCGTTCCACAGCGTGGCGACACCATCGCCTCAATGCTAAATAAACTAAAGACCGACTACGCCGCGACATTCGTGACTGGCTGGAGTCCAACCGGCTCCGGTTACAAGTTTCAATGGTCGAATCCTAATGACCTAACAACGACCAGTGTAATGACGTTGTATCAAAGCGTCGCAGCAGCAGCTGCTGGTGGCGTTGTGGATGCGCTCCAGAACAAGCGTGTGGTCAGGAAGATGACCGCACATTACGAGTCTCCAGAGTGTAACCAGATCACTGTGATAGGTCAGGACCCGCGAACAGGTGACCTCATCTATTCGTATGAGTTCGACTCAGCCAGCCAGACAGCAGACACTGCTCCAGCAGACAGGCCATACAACTGGAGAGGCAGACCAGTACCGTACATTCTAAGTGATCCGAGCATTACTTCAAGTGCAGTCGCCTATCAGGCTATGACGGCACTCAAGGACCGCTTGATGACTGGTCGCATACTCATCGAGTGGGAGAGTGATTTCCTGATTTTGTCGGCGACGAATAGACCTCTATGGGTGCGTGATGTGGTGACCATCATGCAACCTGACGGCGTGACCATCAAGGGTGTCTACCGCATCATTGCAATCCCGACCATTGAGTTCGTGGTCGAGGCTGGTGTGAGACAGTTCCGCCGGGCTGTATACCGTGGCCAGTACCTGCATGATGGTGGCGAATAGTGGCGTATCTAGACGGAACACGCTCAGCTACATCTGCATGTGATTTAAGTCTGAGCTACAACATTCTTGTGTATCCAAATGATTTGGTGCCATTTGTTGCACTGAAACTTGGCTATGTTGACGGCACGATAGGAGGCATGTCAACTCACACAGGTGCATACAGCACATGGACATGGACATGGACAAGCACTCCACATGCTCCTAACTGGCAATGGTTTATTTATCTGACAATGACATCAAATGATGGCTATGGTCATTCGACAACAGTTGTGAAAACTGTGGCCAGTGGCACTGAGAGTTTTGCTACTGAATGGGTTGATGTGGCAGCAACACTAACCGGATCATGGTCGTGTACAGTCGGCGCAGACAAACTGTGGGGAATCTCTGAGGCATCGTATTCAATCTCGACTGCGCCGACTGTCTTCCCTCCTTCCACGACATACGATTGGTATGAGTTGTCCAGATATGGAAGCACACCATCCTGCACATTGACAATAGGTGGCACTTCTTGCACGGCTACCGGATCATATGCATCTGGTGCGCGCCATCGAATGACGTACATCTTTGGAGTGACATACGCTGGTATCTGCCAGGACGAAGCAACCGCATCCGCATCAGTTACAAATTATGTAGTCAATGGATTGACGCCTTACGTCGCATCACAAACCCATACTTACCTAGGACAATCAACCACAAACTGGTCTGTCTCAATGAGTGCAGCGACACTTGACAACATCATTGTTGATTTAAGCACATATGCCAGATTGCCAGCGACGTGCAGTCTTATCGGTCGAACTCGAGCATGGTCTACATCTTATCCAGATAGTCTTACATGTCGGATTACTGGATTTGATAAAGAGACTACTGGATATCGGGACGTAAGTGGTACAGGTTCAATTTCTGCATCCGATACTTTTTATCTTTATTCGACTGTCAGCGATATCACAAAGAATAGTTCAAGTGATTCTAAAACAACTGCTTTAGATAGTGTGCCAGTCAGTGTGTCTGTTGCCATCACAAGTGCGTCACTTACAGCTGTTGGCGAAGCATCAAGCGAGACCAGGTGCATGTTCCGTGGATTCCGCTTCAATGGCTGGTCACTCGCGTATGCCACGACACGAAGCATCGCAGGAACAGGTAACGACAGATCGTTCACGCCATACGAAGGCATGTCTGGATATCGCTACCTTGACATCCAAATCAAGGCGCAAAGCGGAACAGGTGTGGCTGGAACCTTCGTGATTACCGACTATCATGGCAACACGAAAACATGGAACATTACAGCTGCGACAACGTCATACCAGACAGTGACCATCGACCTGTGCAGTCCTGATGCATGGTCGGTCTCAGCACTTCCTCTCACAGATGGCAAAGACAATCCATACCCGCGCAAGAATACCGCCAGCACGTCCTACGCTGGCTCAGAGAGCGTCGATTCGGCATATTGGGGTGTTACCTCATGCCAGCGCCTTCGCATCGCTACAGGGGCGATTGACCTCGGCACAACAACACTCAAGCAGGACACGACCAACGGCTTCACGAACTCTCACTATGTGCCGAGTGGTCTCGGTTACGAACACGAGCGCATCACACCTGCCATCGTGGCCGAAGTAGACACGACGACTTATTACTATTCGCGACGGTTTTGGCAACAAGCAAACGACGGAAGACACGAAGAGGAATCAGACTACTGGTGGCAAAAGACTGTCGGTGGCGCAACCGGTGTCACGACGTACAGTGTCACTCCGCTCTCGATCAGCGACCTCGCAGGTCAAGTCAATGCGTCGGATGCGAGCATCGTTCGACATCCTGGCTGGACTGCCACGAACAGTGTGGCGTATCCGGGCAGTGGTACCTGTAGCGTCTCACAGCCTCCTTTGCGGGATTGTTTCCTGAATGGTGGCACTGGTATCAGTACATGGCTTTATGGAGGCGGAATCCTCGCAACGCCGAACGCGTCATCAGGAACCGATTTCGCGTATGGCTTCGAGATTGCGACAGGCACCATCACAGCACAGACACTGTTTGACTCAATAAACGGCGATTTTCCTCCTGATCTGTATGACCCGTTTGATGTCAATGGTGGCACTGACTCGGCACTCTATCTGCCATTCGGTGCCATCCTTCGAGGACCAGCACACGGTATCGTCCTGGACACAGCAGGAGACCCGGCGACCAGCGGAACCGTAACACTTCAACTCTCCAGCGACTCATCTTCACGAGGAACCGATTCGAGCTTTGATGCGCTGGGAAATTATCAGACTGGCTCACCGTTTGGACTCGGCAAGGCGAATCATTCAATCCTCATCGGCGCATCAAGTGTCGGTGTCAATCCGATGTATTCTGCGAAGCGACAACGAGCTGTGTTTCGCGAGGAAAACCTTCAAGGAAACTGCACAGCCGCCGACGTATCACCAGCGCAACAGGCGACATATGGTGTCATCACTGCAAGTGGTGGCGTGAAGCTGTATCACGCCAGGGCGCACAACGGCACGAACTGGGATGAGGTCACGACGCCGATCACGAACGCTGAATGTCTGTCGCTGGCTTATCAGAAGAACAGCGGCTCGATGGCGCTCATCATCATCGTGGACGACACAGGCGGGACCATCAAGCGGTACACAACCGAGGACGAAGGGAACACAGTCAGCGTGGCAACAACAATCGGAACCGGCACACATGGCACTGTCTGCGTGTCGCCAAACGGAATGGAATACATCTTTTTCCGCACATCGTCGAGCAACATTGACCGAGTCAAGCGTGACCCGATGGGTAACGTTATTACAGCTGCTTCTACCGTCGTGACAGGCAATGTCAGCGACGATGAGATTGCCTGCTATTGGCGCCTGGGAGTGGTCTACATCATATACACACACACGACGAATGGCATCACTATCGTATCCAGTAGTGATGATGCAGAGACATTCTCCTGAACTTGTAAGGATTTCTTACAAGTTGGTCATGTAACAAGGATTCCTTGTGAGTTGTAAAGGATTGCTTTACTACTGAAAATAAAACACCTCCGGTGAAGGGGAACCGGAGGTGTGAGGATTAGGACGAACCTATTTGGACGGAGGGAGTATACACCATGAGTGACACAGCACCATCAAGACGAATCGCACTGCTATCAACTGATCTGGCTGTCGCGAACGTCGGCGTCCAGGAAGTCGGTGAAAATCGAGGTAAAGCAGTCGAGGCATATCAGGCATCCTGCAAACCTGTGATTCCTCCTGGCTCACCGTGGTGCGCTGCACATGTACGCTTCCGCCACAAGCAAGCGGCCACACAGCTCGGCATCACATACGATGAAACTTATCCTCGATCTGGATATTGTCCAGACTGGTCACGCTGGCATAAGAGCGAAGGACTGTGGCTACCTGTCCAGCACATCATCGATGGCACAACGACCAAGCGTCCACGGCGTGGTGATGTGGCGCTGTTCTACTTCCATGCACTCTCGCGTATCGCACACATCGGCATTGTCACAAAAGTCGAGGAGTGGGGCGTCTACACCGTCGAAGGCAACACCAGCCCAGAACCTTCGGATGAACTCTCCGTCGAGCGTGACGGTGATGGCCTGTATCTGAAGAAACGAAACTGGCGCGAGCTCGGGAAGTTCGGTGGCTTCGGCTTCGTAAACTTCTGAACACTTTCCAAAATGGAAACAGTTGATACGATGTAGCGCTGGATGGTTGGCTGAGTGGTTTAAAGCGCATTCCTGCTAAGAATGTATGCGACATCGCATCCAGGGTTCAAATCCCTGACCATCCTTATAAACCAAAAACCATCTGTGTACATGGGCTTCGTCCGGTAACCCGGGGCCATGCGACAGATGGTTTCTGTTTGGTTGGTTGTTCGGTATTCACCAGCCTGGGAGGACTGGCAAATCCTTTATACATTTACCGCCAGACATGCACCACTTTTTGGTCATGTGCTGGATTTTCTTCGATGCGGAAACTCACGACGCCATCGAGCGCAGGGTGAATGAAGATGACTGCATCCTCCGCATTCAAGCGTTCCAAAATCTCATGCTCACTGGCCTTCAGAAGCCACAGGAGTCCTTCCTGCTTTTCCTCTACTCGCTCGATTGTTGGTTTATTCTCAGCTGGTTTTCTCGCCATATTTGTTCCCGTTCTCTTTCCATGTCATGGTCAATGTGATGATTTTTGTGACACTCGGCGCAGTATGTTATGAGATCTGTCATTTGTTCTGCACCATGACGTACATAGGTATTATGGTGACAATGTAATAGATCAGTCGCACCACACGACTGACATGTATGGTTGTCACGTTCAAACACAGCTGCTCTAAGCTTCATCCACCGTGCTGTTTTGAGATACCTGGAATGGTAAATCCTCTTTTGTTCGTTCAGTTTATAAGGATATTCCGCACGTAACCGATAGTATTCCTCACGTAAATACTCACGGTTTCGGAAGTAGTCATTATCTGGGTCATACCGAACCTGAGCGTAGATGTGTCCATCATCTGATGCGCGATCGCCATTTAGAATCTTCAGAGCGTCGAGTTTCTTAATGGGCTTGACCATGTGTCCACAACGTAAACATCGCATTCGATAATGGTCTCTTCCAAGAGAATCTATCTTTTGAGTCATGACAGTAGACTCGTGGAGGCATTCTTCAAATGTTGGATACTTTGGTTTGTGTACTTCTTCCCACTCTGTGATGTAGTCATCCCACGAAGGAAGGTCTCCATCTGGCATCATGTCAGATAGTTTCAACCGAGCGCCTCCATCGTTATTGGCAGATGTTCCAGCATGATGTTCTGGATGCTTTGCGCGATGTCACGATGCTCGAGCTGCGTGTCCTGGCGCGTTCGCAACTGGACATAGTGAATCCATGAGCGAATGCTTCCGCTCATGTACATCGTGGTCGGAGTACAAAGCGGTAGGACCATGCGAGCAGTCTCCGCAGCCATGCCATTCTTCACGAGATCTCGATACACGTCGGTCGCGAACTCGACGGTGCTATTGACCAAATACAGCGCGTCTTGCTGTTCTTTGGTCAGTTCCTCGATGGCAGGTAGTGGCAGGCTTGATTGGCGATTGTAGGAGCCTGCGAGGCGCATCTCAGGAACATCGATGTCCTCGACCACTGTCGCGTATCGTTGGGAGAACTCCTGAAACGAGAAGGACCGATGTCGAAGAATCTGAGCTGCAATCGCTCTCGTGGTTTTTATCTCGACACACATGCTGGCCATTTCAAATATTGACCAGTGTCCATGACCGACACAATACCGAAGTAACCTCGTAACGTCAGGATTGTCCTGGTTTCCCGGGTTTGAGACTCGAGCGCAATACCCGATGACCTTTTCGGTATCAGGTGTTATCCATACAAGCTTTGTCATCCTACGACCTCCCGCACCTGGCATTGATGCGTTTCTTCCGTGCCTTTGCTTTGCGTACAGCCTTTGATGCTTTGTAAGCTGCGTGGACCATCATGTTGTAATACTTCCGGTGAATCACCATGCGTGGTGGCTCCGAAGCGTACGTCGGCAACGCAGCCACCATGGCTTGAAAATCTGTGAGTGTCATCAGTTAAGACCATACTTTCCTATTGCCCAGTCAGGCCGTGCAAGTTCGGTTTCAATGTGATTCGTGCGCTCCCATTGCGTCATCGATTCAATGTGCTTCCGAGCGTTCCATGTCCACGATGGCAAAACGACTCGCTTTTTGAACTCATCCTGCCATTCGTAATTGATGCGAATGTTTGGTTCCAGCCATCGATAAGCAGACGATATCAATCCGGATTCCATCATGGTGATGACCTGATCTCCGGTGTACATACGTGGACTTTGCGGTGGAATGTCTTTCTCGTGCAGCTGCTCCACGAATCGTTTGAGTGCAAACGCATCCTCATGCAGTTCCATCAAACTGCACGTCGTGACAGTGGTGTCCATCCAGTCAATATGGAATAGACCTTTGACATTGAACAGGTGTGTCAGTCTATGCATGTAATCCTTGTATCCACCAATGAAAATCTCCGATGGATGCATTTCAGCTTTTATAGACACTCCACCCTCAAACTCGATGTTCATCGTTTGATATGGGATGTCTTTGTAGACATGACTACTTCGTTTGATGGTTGTGGTCTTATAACGTCGAATGTCATTGGCATCGTAGAACAGCTCCTCCCCGACACGCTTCAGCGCATCGAGGAGATTGCCTTCTACATCGACCATGACACGGCCATTGCTCAGGAGCCATTGCCACTCATCGTCAACATAAGGTCTCATGCGTCAGAGTCCTCTTCTTCTCTGTTCCACGGCTCGGTGATTTCATCGTCTTCAAACGGTTCCAGTTCACCGTTTCTAAGTTGCTCACATACCTTCATGAATGCTTGACAACATTGAAACATTAACTCTGTAATGTCCATCTCAAGCCAATCAGGGTGTAAAAGACTTAGTTTGTCTTGATATTGACCCGTTCCAATAAACCGTCCGTATTCTGTTTCATTCAAAACATATTCGCCCAACCAGTGCAGTTGGAATGGACCAAACTTGAATGTAGTTGGAAAACTCCACATATCATCATCCGATGTCACATTTTGCGATGGTTCGATCACAATGCGAGCAGTTCTGAACTCACCTCCAGAGTAGTCCCGCATCTCTGTGAGTTTGTGTCTTGCTGCATCCCTGAATAAATCAGGGATGCTTGGTGTTTCACGAATTTCCAACGTGTAACCCATTATTCTGTCGGTCCTTCCTCACCCAGGACAAAGTGTGAGCCGTTGTGATAACCAGGTATTGGTTTGGCCTGTGGTGCAAGCTTGCGAAGCGTCGTGGTCTGTGGCGGTCCTGGCTTGATTTGTGGCCGTGCTTGTGGCTGTTGACCTATTGCACCATTGCCATCGTCATCCTCGTCAGATGCTAGCGACAGAAGCGCACTGAGGCTATACCGTCGACCATACGAGAGTGCTGACCCGAATCCGTGCGATGTCTGTTGCATCACAGGAACTTGCACGACACCAGCAATCCACTCACCTGAGCTGTGAATCACGCGGCTCTCGACAATGATGCTGGTCGAATGCTCGCCATCGATGGTGTCAAGCACCGACTGCACGACGAACAGACCATGTTTCGCCATCACAGGCCTCACGACCTCCATGATGGCATCGAGTGATGTGTACTTACTTCTGAACGCTGGATTCGTGGAATCCTTGACGATTGGCTTTATCTCGGCCTGTGCCTTGACCAGCGCTGGTGCAATCGCACCGATTGTTTCCGACATTGTCATACCAAACCTCCCAGATGTAATCCTGCCCGACTCAGCGCATTTCTAAACGATGAAATCCAGTTGATGTTGCGTCGCTCGATGATGGCGCCTGATTGCGTATATGAACGCCATATAGACACATCTGCGACCACTGGCTTTATGGCCTGTGCGATTGCTGACCATTCGTCCTGACGCGTTCGATGAGCTTCACGGAGACAGTCCAGGACAAGCGCCAGTGCTTCGTACTTTGCGGTGCGAATCGACCTCGCCCATGCAATCTGTTTTTCACTACCAGTCAAGGTCACCTGTTTCGGCTCAAGCATCAGCTGCACGTGAGTCCATTCACTGTCTGCAATAAGTTTCGCCTGGCATACATCGCAGATGTTGAGCGTCGAGGCCATGAGGCGCATTTTCGCTTTGAGTTCGTGGTGGCTATAGCCAAATGTGAAAGTGGCAGTGTGACCACACTTCCACTTCAATTCAATCTTTTCGTCCATATTCAATCCCTTCGTGGTGTCCAACCACATCGACATCATAACAGTGTTGACATAATGTGTCAACTGTGGGATATTGTCGGCATGTATGGACTCACACAAGTCGAGATCGCACAGCGACTCGGCATCAACCGATCAGCAGTGTGCCGGATGCTCTCCGGCGCATATGCTGTCAGACACTCGACCATCAAGCGCCTCGCTGAGGCTGTTGGTCGCACAGAACTCGAAGTCGCACAATGGATGTACTGCAAACGTGCAGGACAACCACTCCCAGAATAATCGAAGGAATAAACCTATGGACACAAAAATCAAACTCACCTGTACCGAATGTCACCGACCGAACTCGGTCCCTTATGGACGTGGTTTCCACATCTGCTCAATCTGCTCAGGACGTGAGCTTCGTGCTTACAAGCGCAAGCAAATGCAGTCACGCATCCAGACCATCGGCGGCTTCGTGGTCGTTGTCCTGGCTGTATGGACCGCATGCATGATGGCATCCGACTGGAACACGCCAAACAGTGCAGATCACCGCGTACATCAGGCGATGCAAGCTCGTGACTGACACCATCAAGACGTGGTCTCAGTACCGCATAAGCAGACGCGCCAGCACGGATGGACTCCTCACGAAGGAAGAGGAGTTCTTTCTCGGTCGCATGGTTCAGGCAGGAACACCAAAGGACAAAGATAAAGCGACCGCTGAGCTGATTGAACACAACGTGCGAATGGTCAGCGCCATCGCCAAGAAGTTCCGTGGCCGTGGATGCGAACACGAGGACATGATGACCGACGGAATGCTCGGCCTGCATCATGCAGTCCAGCGCTACGACTGGTCACTCGGTCACCGCTTCAGCACGTATGCCACGAACTGGATTCGCCAGGCAATCGGTCGCGGTGTCGAGAGTCGTGGTCGCGACATTCGTCTACCGTCTCATGCAATCGCGAAGCTGTCGCACATTCGAGTGTCACGCCATGAGTACACGCTGAAGCATGGACAGCCACCGACTCCGGCGGAACTTCTCGCGTACGTTCGCGAAGTCAAGCACACTTACCCGAAATACCTTCACAAGCAAATCGACTCACTTGACGTTGAATACCTAGCAGAAATTCTCAGACACGACACGAAGATTGTGTCGAGCTTTGATGAGATCAATGCCTATGGGCAAAGCAAGTACGACTTCATTCCTTCAACTGACAAACCTGTCCAGGACACGCTTGACAAGGAAGAACTGTACGCACAGCTGCGAAGCATGATGGCGATACTCACAGACCGTGAGGTCGCATGTCTTCGGCTGAGGTTTGGCTTTGACGGTCTCTGCGATGGTCGCTCGCTCGAAGATGTCGGTCTGCTGATCGGGTACAGCCGCGAACGCATCAGACAAATACAAGTACGCGCAATTGCGAAACTGCGCGTCAATGCCGGCGCCGATATTCTGGCGCAGATTTTTGAGAGGATGGAGTTATGACAGAATCAGAACACCAGATCGCGTACTTCCGTTGGTGTCACATGATGGGTGGTCGTGACCAGCGTCTCGATGTCATCTTTGCCGTGCCAAACGGTGGATACCGTACAAAGGCGACTGCTGGTCGTTTGAAGGCTGAAGGTGTCAGATCTGGCGTATGGGACATATTTGTCCCCGTTCAGATGGGACAGCATTGTGGCCTGTGGATTGAAATGAAGGCCGGAACGAACAAACTGACTGTCGGACAAAATGCGTTTCGCGCAGCTGTCGGTGAGTCATATTCGTGGGCAGTCTGCTATTCATGGCACGAAGCTGTCGAGGTCACATGTGCCTATCTTGGCATTTCGAGTGGCATGCGTGGCAATACTGAGTGATTCGTTGATTTCATCCGCCAGCTCGACACCGTGAAGTTCATACACCAGGTACCAGATTGCCTTGAGGAGATCGTCGGTTTTATCTTCGCTCTCCTTTGTGCCTGCTCTGAGTAAATACTTCAGCGCATTGCCTCGAGAAAAATCAAGGTTGTATGCGGAAATCACGTCGATTGGCTGAATAGACTTTGTGCGGTAATGTGTCGGAACCTGTTTGGACATACAGGATTGTAAGGGGAAATAATGAACCGTGTATCACAGGCCGTGACTTTTCTGTCATGGCTGTTTGAGCCATATCCAGATGGCTTCGTCGAGATTCGATGCATGAATCAAGGCAAAGTCCAGATGCGATTTTATGAGCTTCCAAGGACGGAAGACGATTGGACTGGACTCGCTGAGGCATGCGTCCAGTGGAGTGATGAGGGAAATGATGTGTACGTCGGCGTACTTCCACGCTGGCGCAAAGGAGGCAGGGACACCGATGTTCATACTGCTGGTGTGGTGTGGTGCGATATTGATGACCTTACTGGTCTGGATGAGGCTGCAACACTTGATAAGGTCACAGTCGCGGTACGCTCGGGCAAAGGGCTTCACTGCTACCGAAGGCTCAAAGTGGCTGGCATTGGGACTAAGCCAACAGAACAACGCGAGTTCGTACAGCTGCTCGAACGATGGATGCTCTCGCTTAGTCCATCCGCAGACATCAAGTGCAAAAACCCGAGTCGAATATTACGAGTTCCTGGAACTCTAAATCATAAAAACCGAGAACTGCCTCGGTTGGTCGAACTCGCAAAGTACCCGCCAGAAGCCTCCAGAATCGTCAAGGAGTCAATATCGGCGCATCCATGGGGTGATGAGTGGTCTCGGCTGTTGATATCAGCCAAAGCGGGAGACCTTCCGACACGCGAGCGTGGAAACTGGGACATCGGACAATACAAGCATGGTCGATACCTGCTGTATTGTTTCAACCACGCGATTGTCGGCATCGAGCAGATGCGGACAATGGGGATGGTCGCACATGCTGACGAGTGTCGTATATTGGTAACCACTGCGCTGGACACGCAGGACCTAACAGTTTGAAGGGATAGGAATGGACGAACTTTCACTGGACGATCTCCGGCTCATGGTCGCCGGAGACATGGAAACTCATGCTCGCATCATCGCGCATGGCGAGCATCACTGGGACAAACTGTGGCAACCGCATCCTGCATCAGGAGGCGCCTTCGGTGGCCGTAACAACGCGCTGGTCACGCTCCTGGGTTTCTTCCGTGCGAAGCGCTACAGCATCGATGTCGCACAGCTTCAAGCGGTGTGGTGGAGCGAAACTTACTGTGACCCGCCACTCGAGCGCGAAGTCATCGTCGAGACCGTCGGACGTTTCTGGTCACAATGGGCAGCAGGATCTGTGCCTGATGACCTGCCAGGCGGACAGACAGTCGCACCATGGGAAGTCTGGGACTGGACACGGATGGAAACCGAGGAAGCAAAACTCGGTGAACAGTCCTGGCTGATTCCGAACGTTCTGTCGACTGGTGGTCTGCATTATCTTTCGTCTCCACCAGGGAGTGGCAAGACGTGGGTCATCTGTGATCTCATTCGTGCATGTTGCTTTGGTGGCTCATGGCTCAACGAGTTCGAGATTCCACAGACGCGAGTCCTGTACATCGATGAGGAGATGGGCGTCCAGAAGGTCCTACAACGGCTAAGGAAGCTCGGAATGCGCTCGGCTGAGGGAATGGGTTACCTGAACCGTGTCGGCATCAGATTCGACAATGTCTTAGATGTCGAACGGGTTGTGAAGCACTGTCAGGCCACAGGTGTTGGTCTAGTGATGATTGACTCGCTGGTCCGCATCCATGGAATGGACGAAAATGATAACAGCCAGATGCGTAAACTTTACGACGCGTTCAAGAAGTTGCTCGATGTCGGAATCACTGTCCTGATCGCTCACCATAACCGCAAAGGTGGCACGGACTCGACCGTCAAACACGAAGGCATGCGAGGCGCTGCGGAAATTGTCGCAGCTGCTGACATGGCCTACAGCGTCGAGAAGCAAGCGAACGGTCTGTACCGCATGTACGTGACTAAGGGCCGTCTAATCAGCGATGATGATGCCATCGATGTGACCTTCGAGATTCGCGATGAGGATGGCCTCACGAAGGTCAGGACTCTCGACGCTGGCGCACGTAGTGAAGCCATCACACAAGAGATTCGGTCGAAGCTCATCGAACTGATCAGCGAAACACCTGGTATTTCTCAAGCACGTCTGGCGGAGGTATGTGGTGGTCGAAAATCGGTTGTTGCAGCTACACTTGCAGACCTCGAGGCCAGTCGAATTGTGGCTTTTGACAAGGGTCCGAGGAACGCAAAACTGTACCGTCCGACAGGGCTTTTATAGGCGTTTGACCTGTTCCCGCGACCTGTTCCCGACCTGTTCCGCCCTTAAGGATAAAGAAACGGGAACAGGTCAGGAAAATCCCCCCTTTGGAAACCCCCCTGCCAGCATGTTTAGACGCTTGCTGGCTTAGGGGTATGAGTTGAAACTGTTCCTGCGGGCCGGGCGCTTACGCTGGCCCACGGAACAGCATCAACTTCTTCTTGACAGGATGGTTTGATGTTTGGTATCGTTGACATGTTGGTGGTGGTAATAACCTTTGGATTGGTACATTGAGACCATCACCAACATCAAACGAGTGGCCGTATGGCCAAAGGAGTATGAGAGTATGGGTTTCTTTTCTTCCGCCACGTTCAGCGATGGCAGCTCACAGTTTGAGTCAGCACCGGCTGGCGTCTACGTTTGCCGATTGGCTAACCTCGACTCGGTTGATCGTCCTTCATACGATGACCCGAACGTCATGGTCCCTAACTTCAAATTTACATTTGAGACCACAGAGTATGGCGACTCTGCTGGCAATGCTTACCGCTTTTTTAAGTACACTCGTCAAGGTTACGGCAACGACAAGCAAGCACTCACAATCCTTCTCGACGGTATGCTTGGACGTCGCTTGACACAAGCGGAGTTTCACCAACTCGATGTCGACGACCTGCTTGCGAAGCAGTGGATGGTCACTGTGGATGCCAAATTGAACACGCGTGGCAATATGACCAATGCCATCGTCTCCGTCTCTCCTGTGACAGCCAAGAAAAAGCTGACCAAGATTGCACAGCCAACCATCAAGACTGATGACATCGAAGACCCCTTCGGTGAGGATGCCAGCGAGTAACCAAGTCTCCCGGTTGCCGACACTCGCTGACAGCCAGGCACACTCTTACGCATGGGGTGTGCCTGGTGTTTTTACTTTGTAGGGAGATAGACGATGGTAAAAGAAGACGAACGCGCACAAATCCTCGATAGGGTCGCTCAATTGCGAGCATCGGGGAAAAGCATCAGTGAAGCTGCACGACTGGTGAATTGCACCAGGGCAACGATATCCCGCTGGCTCAATGAAGCTGGTCAAGGCGGACATCAGTTTCCAGGTGAAGTCGCATACACATACGACGAGAAGAAATCAATCATCATCGATGTGGCAGAACAGATTGCCGATGGCGTAAGTCGCAGGGAAGCAATCGCATTAAGTGGCATCGATCACAAACGTTTCATGAAGTGGTTGACTAGTGAGCCATCACTTCGAGTGGAGTTTCACGTCCATTGTGGCAAATCGCCAAATATTGGCAATACACCGAATTCGCATACGCGCAAAGGATTCGACTTTATCCTGGAACACATTCGTGATGGCAAAGCAGTACAGCGTGATGGTGCCAGATGGAAGGTACAGCTCGTAGACAGTGCGCTGATGCGCTACGAACTCGATGGCGCGAATACATGGCGCTGTAAAGGATTCGCCACATTCAGTGGTCCTGATGTCCTGGCTAAAGATTGGACAATAATCGATGAAATTTGAAGAAGTAATACAGCCTTTGATGCATGGCAAGCCAATCACTCGCGCATCGTGGGACCATGAGTTATACATTCGGTATGCCGACATTTTCGAGGCATTCGTGATGCATACGGGTGGTGAGTCGAAGACCTTACAAGGTCTTACACTGGATCCTGAATCCATGTTCGCGGATGACTGGATGCATGGTGAGTTCCATCCTGTAAAGGACGAAATCAAATGGACACAGACAAAGTCGTAAGGAGCATCATGGCGAAGCCATGGGCAAACACCTACAGCCTACTCAAAGCAATCGGGGCATCGAGTCAGGTTATCGACGAGACATGGCGCGACTATCGTCGCAAGTACATGCGCTCACAGCGATGGCAGGATATTCGCACCAAAGCACTCGAGCGCAGCTGTAGGACTTGTGAGCAGTGTGGCCGTCGACAGGACGATGGCTACAAGCTCGACGTGCATCATGTGACCTACATCCGACTCGGCGGTGAGTTGATGGAAGATGTCCAGGTGCTGTGCTACATGTGCCACGGACAAATGCACTATCGACGCAAAGTGCGCCAGGATGCGCCAGAATAGACACATGGCACGAGGTAACACAACAGATCCGGAGATTCTTGCACAGGTAGAATCAGCGCTCATCGCCGGTCAAAGTCCATCCGTGATTGCACGGTCGTGTGGTCTACCACGCACGACCATCATTTCCATCAGGGACAGAATGAAGGCTCCTGTCGAAGGAAGTCGACACGATATCAGCTCGACGATACTTCCGACAAAGTCTCTTGATGACCTGCTGACTTCGGTACTCGAGGACAGCCTGAAGGCGCTCCAGGCTATAGCACGAACGGCGCAAAGTGAGAGGTACATCAATGGTCAATCAGCTGCCCAAATTGCAGCTCTCCATGAGCGCATTGCGAACTTCTCGATTCAACTTCTCTCCGCCGCAGCAGAACCAGCCGAAGACCAGAACTAGCGCACAAACGTCGACCTGTTATCTCGACTACCTTCGAGACACGCTCCCGGCTGGATGGTCATACACTGCACGTCATCTCATCGCCATCGCTTCGCACCTGGACGCTGTCGAGCGCGGTGAGATTGACCGACTCGCGATTCACATGCCACCACGTCACGGGAAGACCGAGACGGTCACGGTTCGTTATGGCGCCTATTGCATCGAGCGGGACCCGGGCGCGAACGTGTTGGTCACGGCGTACAACGAACGCATCGCGAGACGCTTCTCGAGGAAGTCACGACAGATTGTTTCGTCCAGGACAAAGCTCTCGAAGGACAACGCCGCACAGGACGAATGGTCAATGCCGGAAGGAGGAACATTCATGGCGAGGGGCGTCGGCAGTCCTCCGACTGGTGTGGGATTCAGGCGCATCATCATCGATGACCCGATCAGGAGTCGCGAGGATGCCGAATCTGCGTTGTTTCGTGACAAAGCGTGGGACTGGTACACGGATGACCTCTACACGCGCCTCGAACCCAAGGGCGCTCTCATCATCGTCTCGACCAGGTGGCATCACGATGACATAACCGCTCGCGCAATCTCATCGGAACCTCATCGATGGACAGTCCTAAACCTGCCGGCAATCGCGGAGGAATCTGACAAAATCGGTCGAATGCCTGGCGAAGCTTTGTGGCCAGAACGCTATGACGTGAAGGAACTCGGACGCATCAAGGAGGTCATGGTCGCGAACAGCGGTGACTATGGCTGGAGCGCTTTGTACCAGCAACATCCAACACCTCGCGAAGGTTCATTCTTCAAGACTGAACGCATCACCATCGAGCAGGCGACACCGAACATCCAGAAGATGTCTCGCGCCTGGGACCTCGCAGCCACAGCGGGAAGTGGAGACTACACCGTTGGCGTGAAGATGGGGCGTGATACTGATGGTCGCATCTGGATTCTCGACATTGTGCGTGGACAATATGACACTGACCAGCGGGATAAACTCATACAGCAGACAGCTGCACTTGATGGCAGATCTGTGAGAGTAAGATTGCCACAGGACCCCGGGCAGGCTGGCAAGAGTCAAGCGATGCACATGCTTCGGCTCCTGCATGGAAGTTCTGTCAGCATCAAGCCAGTGACTGGTGCGAAGGATACGCGAGCGGAACCGTTCGCGAGTCAGGTCGCTGGTGGAAACGTGTACATGGTCACAGCTTCGTGGAACAAGCAACTGCTCGATGAGCTTCGCGTATTTCCACTGGGGAAGAATGATGACATCGTCGATGCTTTGACTGATGCGTACGACGAGCTGGTCGGTCGTGGCGGTGGATGGGGTGCATTGTAATCGATGATGGGAACACAATAGACATATGGGACTCTTTGACCGCTTTCTCGGAAAAGCAACGGCCTCGCCATCTGCACTGCTTCCGCCTCCGCTGATTCAGCGACAGACGTCCTATTTCACCGGCACAGGTAACGGTGATTTCTGGTCCCTGCTGACACGCAACCTCCCAGGCTCAAACTATAACTGGAGGAATCAGGCCGGCGACTTGATGCTCAACAGCATCGTGGCCATTGGCATGGACTGGTACATCCGCAACTGGTCGCAGGGTGTTCCTGTCGTTCGGCGTCCGATGCCTGATGGACAGGTCGAGAATGTCTCAGACCACCCTGTCATACAGCTACTCTCACAACCGACGCCGAATGTCCCGCCTTCATTGGTGTGGTCGTGGATTATCCCTGACTATCAACTCCTTGGAAATGCCTATTTCCGGAAGGTGCGTGTTTCTGGTCGCGTCGTTGGTTTGCAATACCTCGCGGCTGACATGGTGCGTCCTGTTGGCAATAAGGTGAACCCGTTACTTTATTACCAGTACACGGTCGATGGCACATCCTACAATGTCGCGCTCGAGGACATGATTCACATCCGGTACGGTCGAGATCCACAAGATTCGCGATTCGGTCGCTCTCCTGTGACATCTGTTCTTCGCGAGATTGCCACAGACAACGTGGCTGCAAGTGCCGCATTCGGCATGGTGCGACACGGTGGCATGCCATCGATGATGGTTGGACCAGACTACAAGGGCGGTGTCGAAGACCTAAGCGAAGACGATGCACGTCAGACAAAGGCGAAGCTACAGCAGGACTTCACGGGCGACAGTGCAGGTTCTGTCCTGGTGATGACTGGACCATTCAAGGTGGAGAAGGTCAGCCACAAACCATCCGAGATGGCGTTCGATGAGATTCGTCGCAAACCGGAGGAGCGTGTCTGTGCTGCCATCGGTCTCAATCCGTTGGTCCTTCAACTCGGTAGCGGTCTCGAGAGAGCCACATACAGCAACCTCGAGCAGGCTACACGTTCGGCATGGACCGACGGAATGATTCCGCTGATGCGTCAGATGGCCGAAGCTTTGACCATCGCACTCCTGCCAGACTACGAAGAGACTCAGCCAGGTGATTATCTCGAGTTCGATGTGACGAATGTGCCGGCGCTTCAGGCTGACTTGAACGAGGACGCTGAACGCGCTGAGAGATTGTATAAGGCTGGCATTGTGGACCTCGCAACTGCCAAGCGTGTCGCAGGTGTCGCTCCTTCGGATGACGACGAAGGTTATTATCATCCGACTGCTGTACCAGTGCAGATCGGCGCTCAGGAACTTCTGGTCCCTGATGCTGCGCCAGTATCGACAGATCGAACTGCCGATGAGACTGCAAAGCTGGTCGGCGCTGCTGGTGCTTTGATTCGTGCTGGCTTTGAGCCAGAGGCGGCACTTCAGGCTGTCGGCCTGAATCCTATCCAGCACCTCGGTCTGCTACCTGTTACCGTACGCGAAGAGACCAAAGCATTCGATGATGCATCTGAGCCAGGACTGAAGTTCTTTCCTTCTAAAGAGATGAAGGAGGAAGCACAACGCGCCATTGAGTGGCGTGATGCTGGTCACGATGGTGGAACCTCTGTCGCATGGGCGAGAGCAAACCAGATCATCAGCGGTGAGAAACTCAGCGAGTCGACTGTCCTTCGCATGTACAGTTTCTTTCGACGTCACGAAGTAGACAAGCAGGCGCAAGGATTCCGACCAGGCGAGGAAGGTTATCCATCCGCTGGTCGTGTGGCATGGGCTGCATGGGGTGGCGATGCTGGCTATCGCTGGGCTACAGCTGCGCGTAAAGAGATCCTTAAGCGCATGGCACCGAAGGAGAATGGCAAAAGTTATCATCCATACTATGGTTACGAGCTGACAGACGCCGATGCCTGATATCTACCAAGTAAACGAGTCGTATCGGAATAAACTCCGATATCGTGAGAATGTCGCACTCGCGGAGATGCGCCGAACATACGGTGTTCTACAGGCTGACAACCTCCAGCGCCTCGAAGCGGTGACAATCGCCATCGAGGAAGCACAGGCAGCAGGTGAGGACATCAGTGGCCTCAGCGAGTACATGCTCCGCCTCGAGGCTCTCAACACTCAGATGGCCGAGCAGGTCACGCGCTGGGCGCCACAAGCGACCGACATCGCAACAGGCGGACAACGACGTGCTATTCAGTTGTCGCTCGACATTCAGGAGGACCTTGTGCGAGCGGTTGCCGGTATTCCTGATTCGGTTTCGCTCACTGCCGATCTGATGTGGAACAGGCTCCCTGTGGAAGCAATCACGAACGTGGTCGGCTTCGCGGCTGATGGTTCACCACTCGGTCTGCTGTTTGATGCCATCGGACCTTTCTCGGCTGACCATGTCACCATCGGCATTGCACAAGGTCTCAATCCTCTCCAGGTCGCACGACGCATGGCGCGGACATACGAAACGCTTGCACCATCACGAGCTGCTACCATCGCACGAACAGAGATGATTCGAGCAAACCGAGAAGCACAGCGCCAGACGTTCGAGGCGAATCTGAGCATCGTTCGTGGATGGTGTCGCATCTCAGCGGGGGATGTAAACGTGTGTCCAGTGTGCTGGTCACTTCACGGTGACCCGAACCCTGTTGCGGATATAGTTCCTTCGCATCCAAACTGTAGATGTACGATCGTCCCAATCACTCCGACGTATGCTGAACTCGCAGGACTTCCACCAGGGAGTTTCGATGAGCCGGAAGAACTTCCGACCAAAGATGAGCAGTTCCGTATGCTGAGTGAGGCGGAACGTCGGCAGGTCTTAGGGCCTTCGCGGTATCGTTTGTGGGAGACAGGTACACCTCTCAGTGCATTCGGTAAAGTAGTTCCGAATGAACAGTGGGGGCCACAGGCTGTGGTCGTACCAGTGAAGGATTTATGATGCAGACTCTGGTGTCCTTTGGTGATGCAATCAAGGCCGATGACAAGGGCCGTGTTCGTGGTTACCTGGTGCGCTTTGGTGGCGCTGACCTCGAGGGCGACTACTTCACTGCGTCCACAGACTTTGGTCGACCGATGAAGTCTGGCGATCGTGTTCCGATGAACCTGTACTATCATCACGGCCAGGACAAAACCATCGGGAAGTCCAGCATCGGTAGTGGCTACATCACCATGGATGACAAGGGCCTATGGTACGAAGCTCAGATTCAGATGGCTGACGAATACCAGAAGATGATTGCCGACCTCGCGAAGTCTGGCAAACTTGGCTATTCCTCCGGCGCCACAGGTCACATGGTCGAGCGTCGCAAGAGTGCAGATGGTCGCTATGAAATCACACGCTGGCCAATCGGTGAGGCATCGCTCACACCGACACCAGCCGAGCCGATGAACATGGTCAAGAGTCTCAAGGACATGTATGGCGAGATGGAGGATGGTATGGAAGAAGAAGAGATGATTATCCCTGTCACGCCTGGTGAGGATGTCGCAACCTTCGTGGAGTCTGTCTATGGCGATCTCGACAAGGAGATGGTCCACGAAGGACTCGAGGCGCTTTACGAGCGTCTATGTGCGGGAGTAACAGCTGCATATGACAGTGGTCTCGGCAGTGGACATGTGGATGCCATCATCGATGCATTCGCAGTTCGCGCCAAGGAACTGAACAGCAAAGTAAAGGACCCGGTCGCTGAAGCGCAAAGCCTCAAGGCTATGCTCGAGCGTCCTACGTCCATCCGAGAAGTGGAGCGACGTCTGCGAGATGCAGTTCGTCTCTCACGTAGCGAGTCGACAAGATTCGCCAAAACCATCTGGGCTGAGCTTCGGGATGAAGCGCCGGCAGAAGATGTTTCCATCGTCGAATACTCGAGCGACATCGAGGATGCGAAGTCCGCACTCCTCCGCGAGCTCATGATCTTGGAGTTAAGTCAATGACAATCGAACAACTCGAAGGACAGCGCCAGTCTACAATTGCTGCCGCTAAGGAAGTCCTCATCAACGGCGGAGATATGGCCGAAGCCAATCGCCTCCACGCAAATGCAAAGTCTCTCTCTGAGCGCATCGAAATGCTCAAGGAGTTCGGCAATGTACCTGCTCCAGTCGCATCCGACGCACCAAAGTCTGAGCCATGGAAGTCCGGCGGAGTAACGAAGAATCCATTCCCTGGAACTCGTGACGAAGCAAACTTCAAGGCCTATGCATTCGGCCAGTGGATTCGTGGTACGGTCCTCGGAAATGCAAAGGCTGCAAAGTGGTGTGCTGAGAACGGCATCAAGTCGCAGACTGAAGGTGACAACGGCGCTGGTGGATACACCGTTCCTGAAATCGTTTCGTCCAGCCTCATCTGGCTCCGCAACGAATACGGTGTTGCACGTCGCTACAGCCGCATCTACCCGATGACGTCTGACACGCTGAACGTTCCAAACGCCAGCACTTCGACAACCACGTATTACCCGAACGAAGCAACCGCAATCACTGCGTCTGACATCGCCTTTACACAGGTTCAGTTGCTGGCGAAGAAACTCGCCATCCTGACCATCGTGTCCAAGGAACTCAACGAAGACACCGTCATTGATTTCGGTGCTGCTTTGGCACAGGATTTCGCATACGGTCTTGCACAGGCTGAGGATGCAGCTGCATTCCAGGGCGACGGCACCAGCACGTATGGTTCCATCACTGGAATCATGCCACGCATCAAGGCACTCTCTGGAACCTATTCCAGCATCGCCTCGATGGTCGTTGGTCCTTCCGGTTCACAGACCAACCTCTCCAGCTTTACCCTCGCGAACTGGCAGAGCATGGTCGCAAAGTTGCCACAATACGCAACACAGCCACGATGGTACATGCATAAGAGCGTGTTCTATAACGGCTGTGCGGACAAACTCATCGCACTCGGTGGAAACAGCATCATGGACATCCAGAATGCCTATGGTCCTGAACCAACACTGTTCGGTATCCCGATCAGCTTCGTTCAGAACATGCCATCCGCAACCGCTGCAAACCGTACGCTCGCAGTCCTCGGAGACCTCTCCAAGGGTGTCGCATTCGGTGACCGCCGTGGCGTCAGCGTGGAAGTTTCTGATCAGGTCAAGTTTGTTGAGGATGCGTTGACCTTCAAAGCCACGGAGCGGTACGCGTTCAATGCGTTCGATGTCGGAAACGTCACCGCAACCGTTGCCGATCAGGTTCCTGGTTCGCTCATCGTTCTTCAGGCAGCTGCAAGCTAGTCAGTAGGACTCTCGTCCACAAAGGGGAGCGGGGTATCCCGTTCCTCTTTTTCTTTTAGGAAGTACACATGCCACTCACTAGGACTCAAGCACTCGAACGCCTCGCATGGATGGTCGCATCTGACCAGTACCCGTTCCTGGACAGCACAGCACTACAGCAGCTCGTGGATGACCACGCTCGCTGGACTGTCTGGACTGCGTCGACAGCCTATGTGTATGGCGACATTATCATCCCGACTGTAGCAAATGGCAGACTCTACAAGTGCATCATCGCTGGTACATCAGACACGACTGAGCCGGAGTTTCCGCAACTTGCATACAATAGCCTCTACACCATCAATGATGGCTCAGGTGACCTGCAATGGCAGGACATCGGACCAGCGAACGTGGAGCGATATGACATCCGCGCAGCTGCACGACAGGGATGGATTCGCAAAGCATCAAGCATCACGCACCTCATTGACGTGAAGGATGGTCAAGTGGATGCGAAGATGGCTGGACTCCGTGAGCATTGTCTCGACCAGGCGAAGCGGTACAGCCCGATGGTGTTCGTATGATTCCAGCACAATATGCAACCGCACTAAAAAACGCCATCACGAACTACGCGTACGCTGACCGTGTGCAGATCTGGCGAGCAGTCAATCAGGCAGATGGCATTGGAGGCATCGGCCAGCACTGGATACAGGTCGCCGAGATTCGCGCGACTATAACCAACACGGGTGATTCCGAGGCTGTCGTCGGTGGCATGATTGAGATTGGTGGCTCATGGACGCTGACGTGTTCACCTGACCTTGAAGTCAAGTCGAATGACAGAATCTACACGTCGGGCAATCCGCAGAACCTCGCGCCATACTACGAAGTCATCGGCAGTGACTATGGTCACAGCAATGCCGTGAGCCAGACCATCGGCCTTCGGTATCGTTCCAACGGATAGCGCACGTATTCGCACGTATTCGCACGTAACCGCTCGTATACCCAGTGCGTGGTGGTACGCATCGACATTATCGCACCATGATAAGTCATAAGATGTACAGTGGAGTGAAGGTATGACAGTCGAGGTCGTTGTAGCACTGGTCGGACAATTAGTCCTGGTATTAGGAGCCGTCATCGGAACCTATACGAAACTACAGGTCAGTATCAATGTCCTGAACGTTGAGCTGAAAAACGTAAACAGCGTACTCACTGGACAGGCACAGGAAGTTCGGCGCATCGAGGAACGCCTCGGTAAACTCGAGAGCCGTGTCGCGATGATAGAAGGATCACTACAAAGATGAACAGCATAAGCATCAAACGGTTGGTCGTCGTTGTTATCGTGGCTTTTGTAGCTGCATTCACGAGTGTATTCGGTGATGGCATCCGTACTGCACAAGCGCAGGACATCGCCGAACTGGGCGCAGTGATGGCACTGTACGGAAGCAAGGCGGTAGCGGCTGGCGTCTCCGCTGCGGTGTCTAGTGTGCTGGCGTTCCTAACGATGCCGTTCAAGGGTGTTGAGGCGAACAGCCTGAAGGTGGGCAAATGAACCTGCAAAACTACCGCTTGGAACCTAATCCAAACGTCCCCGGTGACTGGATTGTCTTTGGTGATATCTACGACAACGAGGGCAACCTGCTAGGTACGTTTGGCGAGAATGGCACGTCTATCTTTGGTTGGTGGGCTTTACAGGACGCACAGTTTCAGCAAGGTTATAGCAACCAATTTGCAGTGATTATGGCTCAAGAAATTGTAGCAGGGACGGCTGAATAATGGCGACCTATTACGTTCGTGTTGACGGCAGTGATTCAAATACTGGATTAGGTTCCGGTACTGCACAAGCGTGGCAGACGATAACCAAGGCTATCGGTGCAACCGGTATCGCTCCGGGTGACACGTTGTACATTGCTCCCGGTGTTTATCGTGGTGTATTTACAGCTGGATTTACTAGTCCATCAAGTAATGCACAACGCATTACGATTGAAGGAAATCCATCTGCGTCACAGTTTAGCGGTGTGACTGCTGGTCCTGTTATCATTACTAACTACACAAGCAACACAGCATATACAACAGGAACAGCTCTCACTTGTGATAAAGATTTTGTGACTTTACGCAATCTTTGTTTTTGTGCTGATGTACCGGGCGCTCCGCCATATTATGGTTCTCTTAGTTCCACGTCAACTTATATGATCGTTGACAAATGTTTGTTTTGGCAACCATCGTCCAACTTAATAAAATACGGTTGCTTGTTAACTATAAAGGGTGGAACACAAGGACCGACCGTAACTAATAGTGTGTTTATAAACTCAATTTTAAATTTGTCTGGTGCTGCACATAGTGGGCAATGGGATTCGCAGACTGTCGTTACAGATTGTGTTTTGATATCTAATATGAGCAACGCAAATGGTAATGATGCTATTCAGTTGTACTCAGTGACTGGATCACAATATGGTGGGATAAAAATTACAAACTGTTTTATGCAGGCTGCAAATGGCGTTCACGTTCTGAATGCGCTTTCTGCTACATCGTTGACGTATATACAAAATTGCTATATTGAATCTAGTAACATTTGTGTATATGCTAACGTGAGTCAAACATCAAACGTTTTGCAAAGTTACAACATTTTAAACGGGTCAACTACTGTGACAAATGTAGCAACTAATGTAACGACGAAGACTAACGTTTTCAATCCAATAAATGCAGCGATAAGCAAGATTCAAGGATGGGCTGATTATCCGTTCATTAGCCCATTGGTATCATCGCAGACTGCTATAAACGCTGGAATCAATACGTTTAGCCCAGCCGCTGATATCTTTGGTACAACGTGGCTTGCTCCTACAACTCCAACGATTGGCTCATCCGAATATCAAAGCTACACTCCATCCAGTCAATATCTACCAACCGAGCGCAACGCCAGCACCATCACAATCGCTCCGGGTAGCACATCGCAATCCATAGAGTTGTATCTTGGTATAACTGGATTAACAGCATCTACAAGTAACCTCACAGCCCGTTACAACCGCACACGCACTACATCTGTAAGCATCCCTCTAGTAGCGCGTACCATCGCTCAGGCGTGGACTTCTGGTGGCTTTGCGGAGGTAGACGCAACCAATATGCCGGGCGTGTATCGATTAGACCTCCCTGATGCTGCATTGGCTGCTGGTGCTGACGATGTCACTGTAGTTGTACGTGGTGCTTCTGGTACTAACGGTGCTGTCATGACGGTGAAACTGTCATCTGGTGGCTTGACATCAGCGCAGACGGCATCTGCTGTGCTTGATGCTTTAACAGATGATCATCAGATACATGGAACGTTTGGATATAACTTGCTTCGCGCAGATGCTCCTTCCAAGGAAGGTCTGGTCACATTACATCAGTCTGGTGGCATCAGCCGAGTGGATGCGGATATTCACGCTATTGCAAACGACACGGACGCCGCCACGGAGCTGAAGGGCGCTCTCCTTCACAATGGAACGGACTACATCTCTGCAGATCTGTTGACGCCAGTCTCAGCTGCAACAAGCGTACACATCGGACCTTATCAACTCCTGGCTGATGGCCTCGGAGCAGATCAGCCACTTGATGTTAATGTCGGCACGGCCACGAGCATCGATGTCCAGGTCACTGATGCGAATGGCACAGGCATCGACATCACTGGCGCGACGGTCACTGCGAAGGTTTACAGCTCAGCGGGGACACTCGTCGCAACATACAGCGGAACCGCGACGTATGCGGACAATGGACGCCTGTCATTCGGTCTCACGACTACGGTGACAAACACGTCTGGCACGTACACTGTAACTGTGACCAGGACAACCGGCGCGACAGACACGCAGGTATTCGGTCCACTGAAACTCTATGTGAGGCCAGTATGAGTGTGAACATCATCAACATCACCGAAGACCCAGAACAGGTTGTGCAGCTCGCAGCCTGGACGGGTGACTGGCACACGTACGTGGTGCGTCTGGTGGATTCAAACGGCTCACCGATTGACATCACGACAGGCACTCTCGGAGCGACATTCACTAACGCCGCCACAGGCATCGCTTATTCGTTCGGCGGAGGAAGTGTCACACTCACAAAATCGATGGCCACACAGGGCATTGTGACGGTTCTGAACCCAGCTGCTTATCCAACAGCAGCTGTCGTGCGTCTGACAATCTCGCTTACAGTTTCGACTACTGTGCGACGCTTCGGTCCACTTCTAATCGAGGTTCTGGCTCCGTGACCGTTAAGGTTGACCTCTCCGGGTTTGACGATGCGGAGAAGCGTTTTCGCATGCTGGCTGTATTTCTCCAGAATGCGGTGAGTGCTTCTTATACCGGAATGATTGGACTGATGACTGGTCCGAAGTCTGGACGACGATACAAAGTCGGCAGAACGACTTATCAAGCATCAGCGCCAGGACAAGCACCAGCTGTGCGAACTGGATTTCTGCGGACATCCATCACCATCAATAAGGTCAATGATTACGAGTATTTCATCAGCATCGCAGCGCCTTATGGCAAGATACTCGAGTTCAAGAAGAATCGTCCGTTCGCAATACCTGCCAGCACGAAGGCATGGTCCGTGTTTCAAGGTGTAGTGGGGAAGTACTTCAATGGTTGAGTCTTTAGTCGTCGATGAGTGGATCTATGACACGCTCACAGCTGACGCAACACTTCAGGGACTGCTTGCAGTCGACAATCGAGCGCCATCGTACCAGCAGGGAATATACCTGTATATGGCTCCGGAACAGGACCCGATCAGTCTGCGACAGCCACAGGTGCCATACATCGTTGTTCGTCACACTGATGGTGGCCAAGAGGATACGCAGTCAATGTGTGGCGGTCGTATCGTTACGAGTTCAGTACACCAGGTATGGTGCTGGGACACTCAAAGCGGTGCAGTCTCGATGGCGCGTATCAAGGGCATCGTCGACAGAATCGATACACTGCTAAACAAACAGTCGGTCAATACAACGACAGCTGTTTTCTTTTTGAATCGCACATCAGTCAACTCAAGCGTGGACGTCAGCCAGGATGGTCGCGTTGATAATGGCATCAGTCTTGTATTCGTTGCCACAATAACTCCAGAGGTATAACCACATGTCCCGTCCGCTTCTCGCCAAAGATGTAACACTTACAATCACGTTCACCGCAGCCGCTTTGACTGGTGACACGACTGCACTTCCAACCACGACCGCAACATCCGTGGTTTGTTTGGCAAAGTCATTCTCGGCAACTGTCACACAGAACTTGGTCAATGCGACCGCGCTTTGTGCCGTCTACGAGGCATCTCTCGCGACTACACAGGCCGGAACTGTTAACCTCGAACTTTATGTTGACAGTGTCCTCGGACCGCTGTTCCAATCGAAACTAGGTTTCGGCTGTGAGATTGATGTAGACTTAGATGGTGCTGGTTCGGTTGCAGGCGCTGTACTCAAGTACTTCGGCATGGTTACCGAGGCAGGACTAAGTCTAACGCCAGAGGAGACACAGACCGAGACCGCGACCATCAAACTCGGTGTGAGCGGAATCACTGGTCTGTCAGGATCATAATGAGTTCAATCTTCGACAACATTCCAAAGCTTGACGGTCGGCCTAATCACGTAGTCGACATCGAGCGCTTCATCGGCGCACCAGGAACAATCACATTCCGTGAGCCAAAGGCAGCGGACCTTTTCCCGCGACCTGAAGTCGAGAAGATGTTGAAGATTGCTTTCCCTGAGTTTCCCGCTCAGATGCTCCAGATTCTCATGATCATGGCGCGTTGTTATGTGGTCCAGCCAGGTGATGGCGAAATCAATCCAGCGCGAAGGTTCGCACAGCTCGCTCGTGACCGCTCTGACATATACCTCTATGTGGTCGGAGAGTTCGCGAAGGCATTCCCGATTGACATTGAGCAGGCTGTAGACGAAGTCCCAAACGACTAGGCGGGGTGGCGCAGAAGATCTTATACAACAGTGTGAGACATCTGAAGCGCCATCCCCGTGAGACTGACTTGACACTCGAGGAGTTCGCCGAAGTCGCATGGGCCGGAGAGGTCTGGGAAAATCAAATCGTTGAGATAGTCAAGGCCGTGATGTCGGTCCTGGCAAAGAGGACCATCTGATGGCACTAGGCATATTCGACATTATCTTCAAGGTGAGTGGCGCTGGTGATGCAGTCCAGGCACTGAAGAACATCAAGAGCGAAGCAAAGCAAGCGGCTGATGGTTTGACGCAAACACAGCAGTCTGCCGGCAATCTTGCGAATCAGTTCAAAGGTTTACTCGCAGGAGCGGCTGTCGCTGGCTTCGCGAAATCCGCGCTCGATGCAGCTGTAAATTACGATTCACTACAGCGAGCGCTGGCAACGACAGTCGGTTCAACGTCTGAACTCACAGCTGAGATGGACAGGCTTCGGAAGATTGCACTCCTTCCTGGAATCAACCTCGAGCAGACGGTCAAAGGTTTCATTCGTCTGAGATCCGCGAAGTTTGACGCCAACACAGCAGAAAAAGCACTCGCTGGTGTAGCGAATGCTGTGGCCTCGGTTGGTGCATCTGCCGATACAGTCGAGCGTGTCATCACCGCGATGTCACAGCTTGCCAACGGAACACAAGTAAACCAAGAAGAACTGAACCAACTTCGCGAAGCATTGCCATCGTTTGGTAAAGCAATGGAGGCGGCGTTCGGTACGCAATCAGCCGAGCAGATTCGCAAGATGGGCATCAGTGGTGCAGATGCGGCTAAGCGTATCGCTGACGCATTCAATGCCATGCCTAAGGCATCCGCAGGACTTCAGACAGCGGTCGACAACGTAGCAGACACATACAATCAGCTACAGGTAGCAGTCGGGAATGTTATGGCCTCGATGCTTATGGCATTTGGTCCGACGGTTACATCGGCGCTCGAATCGGTTACCAAACTGATTCAACAGATGACCACGGCTGGCACTGCTGCGAATGCAATGTTCAAAGTCCTGATCGGTATCGGTCTGGCTGCATTCATCGTTGACCTGTCGAGTAAGTTCGGAATGTTTGTCAAAGCGATTTATACGACTGTGACGGCGCTTCGTGCATTGACAGTCGCGGAGATTGTCGCAAAAGCAGCTGCGAATCCAGCGGCTGCGGCTGCTTCAATCGGTGCCATAATCGCGGCGGCTGGTCTTTCCGTTGGTGCATTTGCCATCATGGACAAGATGTTCAAAACACCTGCAATGCCTCAAGTTCAGGCTACAGGTGGAACTACATCAATATTGCCTCCACCTGCGACTATGAGTCCGATTGCACCTGGAATCAAACGCAGTGGTGTCACCGATTCACCAGCACTGAGTCCTGGACATGGACTGGCGCAAACGATGATAGACATCGCGAAATACGCAGCCAAAATGCAGGAATCATTTGTCGAGATGGCAAAGACCATGGAGGCTCAGTTGTTCGAGATTGCCAAGAACACTGGTTCGACTCGTGACCTTCTCGACCTTCGTAAACAAACCTTCGGTGGCGGTCGCTTAGGCGCCATCGGTGTGACGGCTGCGGAACTGAACGCTGGCAATAACGCCACGAATCAAGGTGGCGTCGGCATCATTCCACAGACACTTATCCCTGCATCGACTGACCTCGAGCGAGCGATGCGGAAGATGATGATTCAGCAGGGACGACAAACACTCGTGACGGAAATGAGAAGAATCTAATGGCGACAAACTGGCCACTGCTGGTCGAGGTCGACTGTCCTGAGCCACGTCCTGACC